AGGCGGCACAGTAGATCCTGTGTCAGGTAATGATGTACCTCCGGGTTCTTTACAGAACGAAGTGAGAGATGACATTCCTGCTCAGCTTAGTGAAGGTGAGTTTGTTATTCCCGCTGATGTTGTTAGATACATTGGTCTTGAAAGATTGATGAAGCTTCGTGATGAAGCTAAGCAAGGCTTGTCTCGCATGGCAGAGATTGGTCAGATGGGTAATGCTCAAGAGGTGGCTAATCCAGAAGCCCTACAAGAAGAAGATGGTTTTGATTCTGAGATTGATGACATCATGCAAGAAGTTGATGGTGAGCAGATGGGGGAGAAGAAGTTTTCTGCTGGTGGTTTTAATGAACCCGGTGTAGATCTTCTTAATAAATATAACATTCCTAAAACATCTCTTACCAATCCAGCATTAGATGTTAGAGCATACAAGAATAAAGAAGGCAGGGTGATGTATATCACTTTCTTCAACGATAAGCCATCCATTCAAATCCCTGCTGGATATGAGTTTGCTGGTTCTGCTGGTCAATTTATTGCAGAGACTAAGAAGACTGATGACACTAAGAAAGATGTTGTTACAGCCACAGGGACAGTTGATACTAGTGGTGGTGGTGGTGATGGTGTTAGTGTAGGGGGTGGTCCTTCTGTAGGAGGCAGCACTGGCGTATCTGGAATTGGCATAGGCAACTCTGCTATTGGTATTGCCATTGGAGCCATTGCTAATGCTATTGATGGTCTTACAAATTCTAATACTTCTTCTGTTGCTGTAGGTACAGCCAACGCTGCTGGTATTGATTCTTCTACCGCAGAAGGTTTAGCAGCTAACGCTGCTGCATTAGGTATTGATAATGCTTCAATTTCAGAAGGTGTTACTGATGGTGTTTCAACGAATGGTATGGGTGTAGCTGGGTCTACTGCTGCCACCGCTGCTGCTGATAATAGTGGTAATACAAGTGGAGGTAGTGATGGTACAGATGGTAGTGGTAATACTGGAGGTGGTCCCGGTACTGGAGCAGATGGAGATGGTGCATTTGCTAAAGGTGGCTTAGTTGTTAAGCGTACAAAGAAACCAGCACCTGCTCAAAAAAGAGGCATTGCTTCTAAGAAATAATACTATATAATTAGCATACTCAAACCAGAGGTGGGCTGGTGAGTGTCAACAATTTCCCACCATATGGCTACCTATCTCCCTGCTATGCAGCTACAGTTAGCCCCAACTTAAAGGTATGTTATGACAGAAGTAGTAGTTAATCAGAATCAACAAGCTCAGGCTTTCTCTCCATTTGGTAAGCGTAATGCTAACAAAGATAGGATTGAGCAAGAAGAAGCTGAGTTGAAACAATTGGCTGAAGATAAGAGCAATCCTCAAGAACCACAGGATGGTGAGGACAGCAACTTAAGCGCAGAAGAGAAGAGCTTTAAGAAGCGTTATGGAGATCTGCGTAGACATTCTCAGCAACAACAAGTAACTTTACAGAAGCAAATTGATGAGCTTCGTTCACAGCTACAGAGCAGCACAGAGAAGCAAATCAAGCTTCCTAAGAGTGAAGAAGAACTTAATGAGTGGGCTAGAGCCTATCCTGATGTTGCAAAGATTGTTGAAACCATTGCAATTAAAAAGGCTAAGGAACAAACCCAAGCCTTGGATGAGCGATTTAAACAGCTAGATGAGCGTGAGCATCAGACAGCTAAGGATAAGGCAGAGGCTGAATTGACCCGGCTGCACCCAGACTTTGATAGTATCCGTGATGATGATGCATTCCATAGCTGGGTTGATGAACAACCTAAGTGGGTACAAGATGCTTTGTATGATAATGACAGTGATGCTAAGGCTGCTGCCCGTGCCATCGACTTATACAAAGCTGATAAAGGTATTAAGACTAAGAAAACTGTCTCAGATAAAGGTGCTGCTGAAAGCGTAAACACCCGTGGTAGTCGTTCTGCACCTACAGGTGAGAGTAAAGACGGTGTCTTTTATGAGTCAGAGGTAAGTAAAATGTCTACCTTTGAGTATGAAAAGAACCAAGAAGCTATTGCTAAAGCATTACAATCAGGTAAGTTTGTATACGATGTTAGCGGAAGTGCTCGTTAAGTATTGACAAATCTGAAACAACTGGTATAACTTTAAGCAGGACTAGGTATCTAGTCTTGCTCCTATGGGCCGTAACAATGCTAGCTACCCTACCCCATAGAGTTATCTGTCACGCAAAACAATAAACTGTCAGAACAACCTGAAGTTTGTTGGCCTGTATAGACAAGTGGAGGCATCCCTGTTCTATACACACCCATCAAATACAGCCTCTGTGGTGATGTTCAGCGTATTTAATTATATGCCTAACACATATCTAGGAGGATATTAAAATGGCCTTTCCAAAAGCAGTTGGCTACGGGAACTTACCTAATGGTAATTTTTCGCCAGTCATCTATTCAAAGCAAGTACAACTTGCATTCCGTAAAGCGTCTACTGTTGAAGACATCACCAATAATGATTACTTTGGTGAAATCGCAAACATGGGCGACAGTGTCAAAATCATTAAAGAACCTGAAGTGTCTGTTCAAAGCTACGCCCGTGGCACACAGATCACTGCTCAAGATCTGAATGATGACGACTTCACATTGGTTGTTGACCAAGCTAACTACTACGCTTTCAAGATTGATGACATCGAAGCAGCTCACTCACATGTGAACTTCATGCAGATGGCTTCTGATCGTGCAGCGTATCGTTTGCGTGATCAGTATGACCAAGATGTTTTGGGTTACTTGTCTGGCTTTAGACAGTCTGCCAAGCATGTCAATCCTGACACAGCTCGTACAGCAGCCGCTGGTACTAATGCAATTACTGCTGCTGGTGCTGATGAGTTGTTGGCTACTATGAAGCTGAAAAAAGGTAGCTTTGGTAACATCACTACTGGTTCTGCTGGTGAGCATTCAATTCCTTTGACTCCTCGCCTTCCCGGTGCTACAGCCCTCCCAACAGCAACAGCTTCTCCTTTGATGGTGATTGCTCGTATGGGTCGTTTGCTGGATACCCAGTTTGTTGATTCTGCTGGTCGTTGGTTGGTTGTCGATCCCATCTTTGTTGAGATGTTGAAAGACGAAGACAGCCGTATGTTGAATGGTGACTTTGGTGGTTCTGGTTTGCAGAACGGCTTGGTCATTAACAACTTGCATGGCTTCCGTGTATATGTTTCTAACAACCTACCTAAAGTTGGTGGTGGTGCTGGTACTGCAGGTACTGCAAACCAAAACACTGACTTTGGTGTGATTGTTGCTGGTCATGACTCTGCTGTTGCAACTGCTCAGCAAATCACTAAGACCGAGACATATCGTGATCCCGACAGCTTCGCTGACATCGTGCGTGGTATGCATCTTTATGGTCGCAAAATCTTGCGTCCTGAAGGCATCGTCACTGCTAAATACAACGCTGCTTAAGGAGAAACTAAATGGCAACTATTACTACTCTCTCAAACGCTGTTGGTGCAGGTACACAACCTAGCCGTAGTCTTCGCAACATGCCTTATGTTGTTGAAAACACTATTAGCTGGTCTGCTGCTGTAACAGCTAAAGGCTCTGCCTTGGCTGCTGCTGATGTGATTGAAGCTCTTCAGATTCCCGCACAATCTATTGTGTTGGCTGCTGGCTTTGAAGTACTCACTGCAGCTACTGGTAGCTGTACAGTTAGCTTGGGTGTTACTGGTGTTACTGCTGCTGCTTATGTCTCTGCTTTTGCAGTGACTAGCTCAGCTACTGCCGGAACCTACGCAACTCCAGCGGCTGCTGGCTATCCAATCGTGGTTGGAGCTGCTGACACATTGGACTTGCTGTTGGTTACTGAAACCACTACACTGAGTGCTGGTTCAATCCGTGTCTTTGCTGTCATCGTTGACGCACAAGACCGTGTTGGTCCTGCCACTGTAGACCGTGAGCAACTGGCTTAATAGCTAGTTGATGCAGGGAGGGGCTTAACCGCCTCTCCCTTTTATTGTTTAAAAATTATGTCTACATTTATTTCTTTAACAAATGAATTGCTGCGAAGAATGGGTGAGGTTGTTTTAGACTCCACCGAATTTGCTGGAGCTAGAAACATTCAAGCTCTAGCCAAGAATGCTATCAATTCATCTATTAGAGAATTGATGCATGGTGCTCAAGAATGGCCCTTTGCTCTTACTACTTATACACAAACAATGACAGCGGGTACGGGGACATATTCCTTTCCCTCTGATTTGTCTAGTGTTGACTGGGAAAGTTTCTATCTTAAGCAGCTAACAGCAGCAAATAATGATCCGGCTCGTTTACCTGTTCTTACATATGTTGACTACTTAGACAACTATCGTCCCGGTGAAGATGTAAATGGCACTGGAGGCCGTGGTCCTTCTATTGCTGTTTATCAAACACAAGAAGCTAAGTTTGGTGTCACTCCAAAACCCGATCAGGCTTATGAGATTGAGTATAAGTATTGGTCTTTTCCTGCTGCCCTGTCTGCTGATACAGACGTAGCTATTATTCCTGATAGGTTTAATGGTGTGTTACTTGATGGTGCTATGTTCTACATGCTTATGTTTAGATCTAATGAACAAGGCGCAACCATGTATAAAGAGAAGTTTGATACAGGTATCAGAACAATGCGTAGGCTTTTGTTAGATGAGCCTTTGTATATGCGTTCAACAATGATTGTTAAGCCTTCCTTTAATCCAAGAGTGTTTTAATGGCAGACAGAATTAGTGGCTTTAAGGTTACATGTATTGGTGGAATGAACACCAATAGGGATGTACTATCTCAAGGTGAGATATATCAAGGGTCAGCCACACAGCTAATTAATTATGAGCCAGCTATTACTGGCGGCTATAGACGGATTAGTGGATATGCTAATAGTTATGGAACTGTAACTGGCACAGGTAGTGTACTTGGTGTTATGGTTTCAGAGAGTTTAAATGATGGCATCTTTGCTTGTCGCAAACCCTCTGCTGGTACAAGTTACTTTTATAGGTGGGTAAATTCTTCATCAACTTGGTCAGCCATTACAACTCCAGCAGGTGTTACAATGGTGGGAGTTAAGAAGGTTAGGTTTACTAGATTTAATTGGGGTGCTCCTAAGATTGCATTAACTGATGGAATCAATCCGGCTGCTGTGTATGATGGAACTACCTATACACAAATTACAGATGCTAATGCTCCTAATAGTCCTAAGTATTCTGCTGCCTTTAAGAATCATTTGTTCTTAGCTGGTGATACAACAGATCCTTATAATTTATATATCTCTTCTCCACTGAGTGAGACAAACTTCAACCCAGCTAATGGTGCTGCTGTTATCAATGTAGGCTTTGAGATTGTTCAGATTAAACAGTTTAGAGATACGCTGTACATCTTTGGTAAGAATGCCATTAAGAGTTTGACAGGTACTAACATTGCTGACTTTGTGGTTGGCGAAGTGACAACAAATTTAGGTTGTGTTGTTCCAGATAGTGTGATAGAACTGGGTGGAAATCTAGTATTCCTTGGTCCTGATGGTTTTAGACCTGTGTCTGGAACTAATAAAATTAATGATGTTGAATTGGAAACAATTTCAAAACAAATTCAATTCACCATTACATCAATCTTACAAGAACTTGTAGCTGGTTCTATTGATCCAGAAACACTAAGCTCTGTAGTGCTTCGTAAGAAGTCACAGTTTAGATTGTTCTTACCAGCCGAAGGAACCTTTGGTTTGTTAGGTGGTCTTAGGGCTAGCGAAGGGGGTGTGTCTTTTGAGTATAGTCAGCTTTTTGGCTTTCCAGCTACATGTGCTTCTAGTGGATATGTTGGTGTAGATGAGATTGTTATTCATGGGGACTCTACTGGTAAGGTGTATAAACAAGAGACAGGAAGTTCTTTTAATAGTACAGAGATTTTGAGTGTTTACCAAACACCTTTCTACTATTTTCAAGATCCTTCAATTCGTAAAAACTTCTATAACATTTCTACATTCTTGCGTAGTGAGGGATCGACTAGTATTGTGATGGGTGTGGCTTATGACTTTGATGACTCTGTTAATGTCTTCAATCCAGCCAACTATAACATTTTAACAACTGGTGCTGCTGCTTATTACAATGAAGCCATCTATGATGCTTCAGCAATTTACGATGGTAACCCATCACCAGTGGAAAAGACAAACATTGAAGGCTCTGGATTCTCCATTGCTTTCAAATATGTGACTAATGATACAAATGCTAGTCATACAATTCAGGGCTTGGTCTTGAATTATTCGATGAATGATAGACGCTAAGGGGAAACTAAATGGCAGGTTATGTAAGACAGTCGGCTGCTGATATTGTACCAACGGGCGTAGTTCGTGCGGCTCCAATTAACAATGAGCTTAATGCTCTGCGTGATGCCTTTGTTGCTAATGGTGGTCATAGACATGATGGCACTGCGGCTGAAGGACATCCTGTTCCTGTCATTGGTGATGCTGACTTATTAAACAAGATTGCTACAGACACCAGTAATAATAGACATGGTGTGTTTGTTGAAGTAGGTGCTGCTGCTGTTGAGCAGGTGCGCTTCCAAGACGGAGCTATTGTTCCAGTAACAGACAACGATGTTGACTTAGGCACAAGTGCTCTTGAATTTAAAGACTTACACATTGATGGCACAGCCAACATTGACAGCTTAGTTGCTGACACTGCTGACATTAATGGTGGCACAGTTGATTCAGCAGTTATTGGTGCAACTACACCAGCAGCAGCCACTGTAACAAACTTAACAGTTAATACAGCAGCAACTATTGCTTCTGCTGACATCAATGCAGGGACTATTGATGGTGCTGTTATCGGTGGCTCTTCTGCTTTAGCCATCACAGGCACTACAATTACTGCCACCACAGGATTTGTTGGTGGACTTACTGGTGCTGTCACTGGTAACACTACAGGTACACACACAGGTGCTGTTGTTGGTAATGTTACAGGCAACTTAACTGGTAATGTTACAGCCTCTACAGGCACATCAACATTCAACGATGTCACCATCAATGGTGGTTTGAACATGGATGCTGGCACTGCTGCCACCATCACCAACTTAACTTCTCCTACAAACTCTGGCGATGCGGCTACCAAAGGCTATGTTGACACAGCAGATGCTCTTAAGCTTAATCTGTCTGGTGGCACAATGTCTGGTGTCATAGCTATGGGTACTAGCAAGATCACTGGACTAGGTGACCCAACTCTTGCACAAGACGCTGCCACTAAAACTTATGTTGATACGGCAGATGCATTAAAGCTCAACCTTGCTGGTGGCACTATGTCAGGTGCTATTGCGATGGGTACTTCTAAGATTACAGGTCTTGGAGATCCCACTGCAAATCAAGATGCTGCCACTAAGGTTTATGTTGATACATCTATCAGCAACTTAGTAGCTGCTGCTCCCGGAGCGTTAGACACTCTAGATGAATTGGCTGCTGCTTTAGGTGATGATGCCAACTTCGCTACTACAGTTACCAACTCCATTGCAACTAAACTAGCACTTGCTGGTGGCACTATGTCTGGTGCAATTGCAATGGGAACCAATAAGATTACTGGACTTGGTACACCAACTCTTTCAGCAGATGCTACTACTAAGACATATGTTGATACTGCAGACGCATTGAAGCTTAACCTTTCTGGTGGCACAATGAGTGGTGCTATTGCAATGGGAACAAGTCAAATTACTGGCTTAGGTAATCCAACTCTTGCACAAGACGCTGCCACCAAAACTTATGTTGATACAGCAGATGCATTAAAACTGAATCTTGCTGGTGGCACGATGAGTGGTGCTATTGCAATGGGAACTTCCAAAATCACTGGAATGGGTGATCCCACAGCTAACCAAGACGCTGCTACTAAAGTATATGTAGACACTGCCGATGCATTGAAGCTGTCTTTAACAGGCGGCACAATGTCTGGAGCCATTGCGATGGGTACTTCCAAGATTACAGGCTTGGGTACTCCAACAGACAATGCTGATGCTACAACTAAATTGTATGTTGATGGCATCTTAGGCTCTGCAACTGCTGCTGCGGCTTCTGCTTCTGCTGCAGCCACCTCTGCTTCTAATGCAGCTACCAGTGCAAGCAATGCTTCTACATCTGCATCTAATGCTTCTAGCTCTGCCTCTGCTGCTTCTACTTCAGCCGCTAATGCGGCTACTAGTTATGACGATTTTGATGATAGATATTTAGGAAGCAAGTCTTCTGCTCCTTCTGTTGACAATGATGGCAATGCTTTATTAACAGGTGCATTATATTGGAACAGTACATCTAGTAACTTGTTTGTATGGACTGGCTCAGCATGGTCTAGCGCAGCTTTTACTGCTGGTAGCTTTGTTACTTTGACAGGCACTGAAACCTTAACAAACAAAACTCTTACAAGCCCTATATTAACAACACCTGCTTTAGGCACTCCCTCCTCTGGAGTAGCAACCAACTTAACTGGCCTACCCTTGACAACTGGAGTGACAGGAACACTACCTACTGCCAATGGCGGTACAAACCTAACATCATTCACATCAGGCGGTGTGGTGTACGCATCTAGTTCTAGTGCATTGGCTACTGGCTCTGCGCTGACTTTTGATGGGACTAATCTAGGCATTGGTAACACAAGCCCAACTTCTTATAACAGTGCGGCTGATAACTTGGTGATTGGTACGTCAGGCAATAACGGCATGACGATTGTTTCTGGTTCTACTAGTTCTGGCTACATTATGTTTGCCGATGGAACTACTGGACAGCAAGCGTATGAAGGTCAGATTACTTATGACCATACAAGCAATTTCATGGCGTTTAACACTAGTGGAACGGAGAAATTAAAGCTCGACAGCGCAGGCAATCTAGGCTTGGGAGTTGCTCCGAGTGCTTGGTGGAGTTCCCGCAAGGCTTTCCAGTTTGGCACTACGGGTTCAATTGCCAGCGGTGGCAGTACATTGATTGGCGACAATTATTACACCGACAATACTCCTACAAATATTTATTTGACTACGGGATTTGCTACCGCATACCAACAGACTACTGGAGAGCATCGTTGGTTAACAGCCGCATCAGGCACAGCAGGAAACGCTATCTCCTTTACTCAGGCGATGACTCTTACAGCGGCTGGAAGACTTGGAATAGGCGTTACTGCGCCTGATGTAAAGTTACAAGTTGGCGATACCAGCGACGTTTCAATTGCAATGAGCAATTCTAGTAGCGTTACATCAGGTAATCGTGGCTCTTTGGCAATGTTTAATTCTGGCAATTCAACTGTCGGGCTTATTCGCTTTGGTGCTGTTACAGACAATGTTGGAACTGAGATTCAGTTTTACACAAGACCTGCGGCAGGTTCTCTAACCCAAACAATGACGCTTAGTAGCGCAGGGAATTTGGGTATTGGTACAATTTCGCCCGGTAACAAACTAACCGTAAATGGTGGTTCAACACAAACTGTTGCTAGTTTTGCTAGCACATCAACCGCTGTATTTTATTCTCTTGGAAATTCTGGGTCACAAACTTTTATTGGCAACGACTCAACAAGTGGTTCGTTTGTTGTTCAAACCCCCGGAAGCAGTTACAGCACAAAATTTATAATTACAGAGGCAGGTAAAATAGGTATTGGAAACACAGCACCAGACTTGACTTTAGATGTGTATGGAAATGGTGGGGTTAATGGTGAAGCAAATCGCATCATGGTTCTTCAAACCAATAATACCGCAACTGCAGGATATGGCGGTGGCCTTGCTTTTGGTGGATATTACGATGGCACTACAAGTAGGGTAAACGACTTTTCTGGAATCCAAGGATTTAAAGAGAATGGAACAGCGGGTGACTATGCTGGCGCACTGAGGTTTACTACACGAGTAAATGGCGGTAATCCAACGGAACGCCTTCGCATAGCATCCACAGGAGCATTTGGTTTATCAGGTGCTAACTACGGCACAAGCGGTCAGGTGCTGACCTCTGGCGGTTCTGGTGCGGCTCCAACATGGACAACAGTTAGTGGCGGTGGACTTACAGTCATTGGAACATTAACTCTCAGTGCCGGTACGCAGTCAGGATCGATTAACTTGCCGTCTGGCTGGGACACAACTTATAAATATTTGCAATTAGTAATACAAGGTAATTACGTGTCCGCCAGTGGCACAGGTGCTGGAATTATTCGTTTTAATAACGATACTGGATCAGTTTATAGCTATTCGTGGTTTAACATGACTACTGGTACTAATCAGAGTAGCCAAACTTTCATTCAATTTGGAAGTCCGGGCAATAACGATGCTATGCGTTGTAGTTTCCAATTAAGCTATAACGCAAACATGAGTTCCGCATACCGTGTTCAATTACAAGGTGGATTTAGCCGAAACAACGTGTTTCATTCTGCTGGTTTTGCGTATGACACATCTTCAGTTCCAACGTCTATAAATTTCCCTCAACCTTTTGGCTCTGGTTATTATTTGGCTGGGGTCTACACAGTTTATGGAGTAAGTTAATGAACGCTGAAATTACAAAATTAAATGAAATGCACAGACGCATGGAGCGTGATGAGTTGTTAAGTCAGACTGTTGATCGCATCAACCCAATTCGTTGGGCGACAATGACTTCTGAACAGCAAACGCAATGGAGTGCTTATCGCCAAGCATTGTTAGACATTCCAACGCAATCGGGTTTTCCTTTTGATGTGCAATGGCCCACCAAACCAGAGTAAATATTATGTTCATAACTTGGAGCATTTAATGACATTGCAACTACCTATTAAAACAGAGGACTTCTTATGACAACCACTTGGACAATCTCAACCTTAGATCGTGAAACCGCTACAGGTTTCGTAACTACAGCACATTGGAGAGCTACGGCTGTTGATGGCGACTATACAGCCACCATCTATTCCACAAGCTCATGGCCTTCTGGTACGCCAGAGGTGGCTTATAACACTCTCACAGAAGCCACAGTGCTTGGATGGGTGTGGGCTAATGGTGTGGATAAGGAAGCTACAGAAGCTTCTTTGGCTGCTAACATTGCTGGACAGAAAGCTCCTGTTGTAGCTACAGGCACACCTTGGTCATCGGCTGAGTAATCATGGCTGATGAAGTAACACACACACAGATTTATGAGCGTCTGTGCGCTGTTGAAGCTAAGGTTGATAACTTAGACAAGAACACACAAGCAGTGGTGACAGCATTCAATGCTGCTTCTGGTGCATTCGTTGTGCTTGAATGGCTTGCTAGAGCAGTGAAGCCCATCTTAGTTATTGGTGCTTTCTGTGGGGCTATATGGCTGGCTATAGAAAACAAGCTGCATCAGTAATATTCCTATTATTAATATCTTTCCCTATCGGGTCCAAAGAGGAGAAATATAGATGTGTCCGATGGACATGGACTGGAGATGTGTATAACAGAAAAGTTGTATGCATTGAATGGAAAAAGGTTGAGCGATGATTGATCCCATCACCGCCCTAGCTGGCATACAGAGTGCTATCAGCATGGTCAAGAAGGCAGCTAAGGTTGCCAATGACTTAGGCTCTCTTGCTCCGATGATTGGCAAGATGTTTGATGCTAAGAGCGTTGCTACAAAGGCAATGCTTGAAGCTAAGAGATCTGGTAAAGGTTCCAACATGGGAACTGCTTTACAGATTGAGATGGCCTTAGAACAGGCTAGAGCATTTGAAGAAGAACTAAAGATGTTGTTCATGCAGACAGGAAAGATAGATGTCTGGAACAAGATTAAGGCAAGACAAGCTGACATGGACTTGGCTGATGCCAAAGAGATTAGTGCAATGAAAGCAGCAGAGAAGAAGGCTAAACAAAAAGAACAAGAGATGAATGAGCTAGGAATGATTATTGGTGGCTGTGCTTTTGTTCTGTTCTTATTCTTTGTTGGTGTATATGAATTGGTTGAGTTCTGTCAGACAACACACAGGTGTGGGCGATGACTTGGTTTGATATAGTACTTTGGTCTGCTGTACCTCTTAACTATTTCTTTTGGATAGTTGTTTATCCACGGCTGGTAAATGAATGAATATCAAAAGACATTTGATATCTGTATAAAGATATTTGTCTATGGGTGTGTGGCTCTGTACTTCTTAGGCTTCCTGAAGTTCTTGCCTGATGATTTGTCTGACAAGATTGTGAACTTGTTATTAGGAAAGGTTGGCTTATGAAAGTAACACCCTATCAACACAATGCAAACATGTTGCGTGAATATCAGAGGGTACTTCATCAGCAACACTTGAAAGAGCTTCAGAAACTAGATCGTCAAACTCAAGAAACTATTAAAGCTCAGTGGGTTAAAGCAAATTCTGTGGATGTAATGGTATGAAATATTTGTTATTGTTATTGCTGCTCACTGGCTGTGAAGAAAAGTACAGATACTTCTGTCAAAACCCTGACAACTTTCATGCTGAGCAATGTCAGAAACCTAGATGTCAATTCACACAGACATGCCCTGAGTATTTAGTTGCACCTATATTGGAGAAACAAATTGATAGACTTGCTAACAAGAATGAAGACACCAAGCCAGCCCAAACCAAAGCTAACAACTGAAGAGTTTGAGGTTAGGATTTGGGGATTTGTAGTGGTGGCTATTACAGTCATCCTATTTGGCATTGTGTTTGCTCTTCTCTATTCTGTTACTTTTGTAACACAACCTATTAAGAGTATGGCTCCGATAGATCAAGCC